GTTATAGTAGTAGGCTCCATAACAATTATCGGCTCAATCAATAATTCAGCCGATAAGAATTTTGGTATATTTCCTCTTAATTTCATAGGATTGGTGAGCGTTTAGTGTACATCTGACAGGTACGCCATGCTTTCTGACAAACTCCCATCGTTTCATCAAATGCCCCTCTATTCTCGTACATATGATTCGTTTGGTCAAGTATAGCCATCTTTAGCGCATGAGGTAGTGTAGTGTATCCGGCATTATATACCGCTTTTAGTCGGTTAATGGATGGGAATGTAATAACCGGATGCTCACTACCTGTGATGGTTGTATTGGTAAACACGGTACCTGTGGTATCATCGGTTAGTACAATGGATGAAGTTATTGGGCCATACGGCAATTGAAACCATCCACCTTCATTGCTAAACCAAACCGTTACCTGCTTTGTGATAAGTGATAGTCCCGTTGCCTTCTCAATAATCATCCTAGCACCGCTAATCATTTCTGTTATTTGTGCATTTTCGGTAGTTGTAGAAACACGCATATATAACTTTGCCTCGGCAAGCGTTACCGGCTCAACGTATGCCACATCTACAACGGTAGAATCTATGATGTAAGAGAAGTTACCCATTGCTCGAATTTTATTAGATTGTTTTCCGGCTGCAATTGCTCCGCTCTTGCGTATGCCTTATTACTGCAAATTTCGTAGTTTTCCTCCACATTTCGTATAGCCGCCACCCACTGCTCAATTCTATCCTGTTTGCAGTACGTTGCCGCATCTCCACAATTCTCTCTTAATCCTGGCAAGTCCGTACAAATAACCGGAATACCGGATGCCATTGCCTCGGTAGCCGTACGCCCCCATGATTCGTAGTGGGATGGCATAAGCAGTATTTTCGTTTTGCGATATGCGATTCGTATATCTGACTGATTAGGCATTAATTCTACATTAGGTAACTGCTTGTATATTTGGTCGCCGTAGCCGCCTGTAATACCTAAAAACTGCTTATCCGGCATCGACTCGGCAATTCGATAGAATGTATTTGCCCCTTTATTATTATTCAGATTAATCAGGGTAATCTTATCACCTTTCTCACCCATGTAATGGTTGATGTTAACAGGTGGCTGCAATACAAATCCATTATTTTGATACTTGCATTCTTCACTATTCCAGTACGAATTATACACTACATTCAACTCTTTATGTGTACGCACGGATGAATACATGAAAGTATTATGCGCAAACCATATAGCCGGCTTCTTTGTACTCTTGCAGTCAATAGCTACATCACCTGCGAAGTCTAATTGTGTAAAAATTATATCAGCCCATTCATGATGGAAATACCAATCATGCTCTCTATTAAATACGTGTATTCCTTCGTATTCGTAGTTCTCTTTACTTTGTTTCGAGGTCATCACCTTTACAATGTGTCCTCTGCTCATCAGCCATTTGTTGATGTCGTGGGCGTTCCATTCGGATCCAGATTTTGCCATTGGCAAGTAACTCTGAACGTGCCACAATATGCGTAGTCTTTTTGGTTGGGTGCTTTCGCTCACGCTTTGAAATATGTTTCATGGGGAAAAAATAATGGGGAGGATTTTACCCTCCCCACTAAGTCTAGATAGTGCCGTAAACGGCAGCGTTAGGAAGCATCAAGTTGATAGCCTCATAACACTCGATACGAGCGGTAATCATGTTAGTTACGAAGTTGTTTTGATCTTCGTAGCTTAAGGTAATGTTCAAACCGCCAACCTCAACACGCTCAATGAATGAACCATCAAGCAATAAAGCACGGTTGGTAGGAATCCAGTTAGCACCAACGATAGGAATACCGGCGAGTGTTAAACTGCCATTGGCACCCAAATTAAGGCCACCTGCACCCATGTAGTAACCGTTAGCGAAAGATTCGTTCAACAGGGTACTCCATTGAGTATTGGAAACAAATATCACCGCAGTGGTATAGTCCAAACTTCTATGGTTACCAATCAAGTTGATAATCTTACCAAGTCCAGTTGATGCAGTTACGGTAGTAGTACCAGTTGCAGCAGCAGAAACGGTTGCAAAGAAAGATGAGTTCTCCGCTTTGAAGAAATCACGAGTCAGCAAACGTGGAAGCGTTTGAGTCATGAAAGGCAGGTTCGCAATCATCTGACGGCTAAATTTGCTAAAGCCGGCGATAAAGTTGTTTACCGTTTTCACCTCGGTAAGAGAATAGTTATTCTCCTGCTTCAGTGAACCTTCCAATTGTGCAGCAATGTTGTTGTTGTTTCCGGTAGCTTCACGATACGTAACATACAATCCGGTAGGACTTTGGATAGTAGGTACATAATCACGGAAATTAACTAACTGCGATGGAACAATAGCTTGACGCTGATTGTAAGTAGCCACAGGATCACCGGAAAGGTTAGCAGACAAAGTCATTGTCTTTACCTCCGGCATTTCGATTACAATGCGGCCATTCTTGCTCATCTCTGCTTCGATGTTGCGGCCTTCCAATTTCTCTACGAGAACCTGGTCAAAAGTTTTAACAGAATTACTCTGTCCTTCTTTCACCTTTACGGTAAGGGCATCGAATTGAGATTGCATTACTGATTTGAACTCGGCAAGGTCAGCAGCAGAAACTACTGATTCCAACTTTGCTTTTAGGTCAGATACTACTGATTTAGCCTCGGCCGCATCAGTTTTTGCATTGGCAGAGTTTGCCAACACTTGCGAAAGGTTATCTCCAATGGATTTTACCTCCGCAGCGATTTGTTCGTTTGTCATTTTAATGATTTTAACGAGTGATTAAATTGTTTGAGTGCTTCAAATACTATTGCATTCGTTTCCGGCTCGACTGCTTTCGCTGCGGGTTGAGTGGTAATTTCTGATATTGCCGTTTGTATTTGTTTTATTTCAAGTTCCAATAATTGAAACGTGTCATCTGTGAATGTGCCATGCTTGAACGCTTTTATTAGCTTTTCAAGTCTGCCGTTAAGTGTTTCCTTCACTTCCTCAGGATTCATTCCTTTGAATAGTGAAATGGTTGGTGTTTCCGGATTCGCTGCCCATAATACGGCACTACCTTCGTATAACATCAACTCTTTGATTGTACGTACTCCAGTATCATTATTTGTTTCTGATTTGATTGTGCTAAAACCGATTGAGTGCTGATTAATTAAATTAGCCTCGTACAATTTTAGTATATCTTCTCCCGTTTCAGTTTCGATAATGGGAGTAATGGCAATGAGTGCATCGCCCTCAACATATAACTGCTCAGGCTTTCCGATTGCGTGTTTTGTGCTTGCTTTGTGGTCAACTAATGACCAAATTAGATTCTTGCCAACAGGCCCACGCTCTTGCAATGTCTTAGTAAATGCTTCGGGTGCAATCACATCGTTATCAAGGTCAATATTTCCAATCCTTGCCCATACGGCTTTTACCTTACGTGTTTCCATATCCACATCCTCAACACCGTTGCCTATATCTTTAACCTGGTAATGCTTCATTGAGTAAAGTTTGTATTTGCAAAAATAAGGTGTTATTCCATAGGTTTAACATAGTGCCTGCCGGCCCACGTAACCCACCTTGTATGTCAACAGGTTTCCCATTGCTATCTCTTACTACTTCAAATCCAACGGTACACCTACAATTGCATACGTTTCCTGCACTGCCATTTGGGTCGCCGGGGAATTCCATAATATCGATAGTTCTCAATCCGGGAACTGTGAATGGTTGGTCTATCGGTGTAGTCTTTCCATCCATGTGCAAATGGTCATAATCGTTTCGGGGTATTCTACGTGTGCGGTCATCGGTTATTGAAATCCATTCTTTATTAGTTTGTAAACCGGTTGATATAGCACCAAGCATTGCACCTTGATTGGCTGCCCTTGTAGTTTCAGTACGTGCTATAAGTTCAGCCCTGTAGATATTGATGCCGGATTTCTCTATCTCCTTCATCATTTGGTAAATACTCCATCCTTCTTGCATACCCTGTATCAATACTTTGCGGATAGTTTCTTTCGTGGTAGATGTAATGCCATTGACAAGTTGTGTCAAACCTTGTTCAAGAAATAGTTTTATAACTGCCGCCCATCTTTGTTCAGGTGTCATGGAATCCTTGATACCTGCCGATTTGCGAACTTTGTCATAGTTATATTTAGCCATCGTTATACCTGCATCATTGTGCAGTTTGCGAATATGCTGCTTTAACTTTTCCTCATCCGGTTGTTCACCTTTGAGTAGTGCCATACATTGGCGGTCAAGTTCACGCTTGATAAGTACCCTGTATCTTTTGCGATATGCGTTATAGAGTTGGCGGTACATTCAAAGGCAGATTTGTAAATTCATCTATCGGAGTAAGTCCGGATGGAACGTATAATTTCTGATAATCCTCAATCGGTACATTTGGATCGGGTGAAAGTCCTTGAATCTTAAGTTTCTGCTCTGGTGTTAACCACCATGCAGTATTCAGCCAGGTACTTTGCTCTGCTCTGTTGGCTTCCAATTCTTGGTAAACGGTCATGTCAAAGTCAACGAATATATCGCTACCCTTATAACCCCAATCAGTCTGCATCTTGCGGTTGATGTTATCACGGATAGATATTAGTTCCGGTAATACCGCCCGAATGGTTAGCGCTTTCTCTGCTTCTTTCATGTTATTGTATGTGGCAGCATCCATATTACCCAGTAGTACCGGAGGTACGCCATATATTGAACACAATGCTTCTTTATCCCACTTCTCCGCTTCGATTAGCTGCAAGTCTTTCGCAGGTAACCCAATCTGCGCCCATCCTACTTTGTATCCGGATACTGCTGCGCTTCCGTGCTTTGCTGCCCCTGTGTTGGCTGATATTTGCATCTTTAATGCCTGTGCCTGTTCGCTGCCGGATAATGGGTCGAATCGTTGGTCATCCATATACAATACTCCGAGCGGCCCCATGTTGTCGAACATCGCAACAGATGCCTCTTTACTTGCATTGGAACGTGTCAGTACCTTGCTTGCTGCCCTAAGCGGTGATAATCCGTACAACTGCCCGCCGGTCGCAGTCCACGCAGGATTGAAGTATTTATCATGCAGAATCTCTAATGTAGTAAATGGAATATACTGCCCGAAATACAATTGATACCCAACTCTTTTTGGTGGAAACTGCTCAATATCTACTTTGATTGCCATGTATTGAGATGGCAGCATATAAAGTTCCATCGGCTTGCCCCTGTTAATGGATTCTTCACCAACCTGCTTTGAATACATGAATGCATTCCCGGTTATCTTCTTAAACCCTACCCATTGTTCGATTATATCGCTCCATGTATCTTCGCTATTCGGGTATTTCAGTAATTCATTCAGTCGGGTATCTCCTTCGTATATCTCAAAGGCTTGATCTTTGAGTTCCTTTAATTCTGCATAGTCAGTAATAGCATCCGGCCTTTGCATCTTAGCCATGTACCGCTTTTGTGCTGCTTTGTTCTTAACTCGATACACAAACCAGGGCGCAACCTTTGCCTTTTGAGTTATCAGCGTGATGATGGAATAAACTAAATCATTGCCAATATAACTATCGTTTACTATCTCGCCTTGATTCTGCCCATCCCATGTTAGCAGTCCACGCTCCACCGACATTTGCATGGGCATCTTAACAGGTGCCGCCTTGCGATTGAGAAAATCGAATAAACCCATATTAAAATGATTTATACAAAATTACACCGAAATACCTTACCATACCGCCACCTTAAATGCCGGCTTATGTAGGTGGGTAAAGATCGCATAGCGCATCGCATC